CCCCCCCCCCCCGCCTCAAAAGGGCGGGGTTTTTTTTGTGGCCTTGGGCACCGGGGTTTGCCAGAGAAGGAGCATGAGAAAGTTTCCGGTCCTCTGTCTCGCGCTTTTTGCCCTTTCCGGGTGTGCCTCCCAAGGTGGTGGTGAGTGGAGCCCGCTTTCGGCATGGTTTGGCCGGAAAGCGGCGGCGGAGGCCCGCACGGAGGCCAAGGCGGACAAGGTGGAAGACGCCACGGTCAAGGCCGCGCAAAAGGAGGTTGAAAAGGCCAAGGTTGCCGTGGGCGTGGCCTCCACCGAACACCCGGAGAGCCGGTCCGTTGAGGTGGCCAAGCGGACCATAGGGAACGCCTCCAACCTCCTCAACCAACGCTCACCCCTCACCGTTGCCGAGTTGGAGGAAGCCGTTGCCACCGCCAACGGGCTTTTGTCCGTGGAGACCGCCAAGCGTGAGCAAGCAGAACGGAACCAGTCGGCAACGGAGAGGGATAATCGCAACATGGCGGAGGAACTTGGAGCCCTTCGCGCGAAGCTCGCGGACCTTGGAGAACAGAGGAAGGCGGAAGCGGCGGCGAACCTCGCCACGGCAAATGAACTCCGCGCGGCGAACATTTGGAAATGGGCCTCAACCGCCGCCTCCGCGCTTTTCGCGGTGGGGATGTTGGCTTACCGGGCAAATGCGTTTGGGATCGCAACCAGGGTTGCCGGGGGCCTCGCCGATTTGGAGAAAGCTCATGGGACGGGCGTGGCAGACCTCACGCGCGGGGTTTTGGACTCCGCCCTGGACTCCGGGGACAAAAACAAGATTTTCGCCGCCCTAAAAACTCTCGCCCCCACAATCGCTCAACGTGTATCCGCGTCCTAACAATGCCCCCCGCCTCCTCTCACTCTGCCATGGGTTGGAAAATCGCCGTTGGTCTGATTATGCTGTTGCAAGGCATACTCACCACAATCGGTTTCAAAACGTTCGCCAAGGTCAGCGAATTAAACGACGCCAAGGTTGAAAATAACGTCATGGTTAAATCGGTGATTTTGCCAACGCTCGCCCGTCATGATTCTGCCATTGAGCAACTCAAGGCGCGGGCGGGTGTATCCACGCCGTGAATACGTCTCTCTCCGAGGCAATCAAAGAGGCTTACGCGGTCTCCCCCTCTAACGTTGCCATTTTGGAGACGTTGGAAATTTCGCATCCCTCAATCGGCGGGACGATCTATCTTGTCAAAAACCGGGAGGACCTCACCTTGACCTTGGAGAACGACACGGAGCAACTATTTCAGGCGGTGCCGTTCCGGATCGCTTTGCCCGCCTCGGGAGACAACGGCGTGCAAAGTCTCACGATCGCGATTGATAACGTTGACCGCCGCGTCTCGGACTTCCTCAACACCGCGAAAAATTACAGGGACCCGGTTGTCCTGAAGTACCGGACGTATTTGTCCACGGACTACACCACGCCGCAAAATGACCCGCCTTTGATCCTTTACCTCACGGACGTAATCGTAACCCTGTTTGAAGTCTCAGGCAAAGCCAACTTCGCGGACATCCTAAACAAGACTTTCCCGAACCAACTTTACACCCGTGCCCGCTTCCCCTCCATCGGCAACTAGGCCGCATTGGGCGGCAAAGTATCTCGGCAAAAAATGGGCTTCCGGTGCTCGCGGGCCGGAGGAATTTGATTGCTGGGGCCTGCTTTGGTGGGTGAAGCGTGAGGAGTTCGGGCAGGTCATTCCGGAATACCCGGGGGTCAACGCGCGCGAGTTCTTGACGGTTTGCCGCATGATTGAGGCCGGGGCCAAGGGCGGAGAGTGGGTCAGGCTCCAATCACCCCGGGAAGGGTGTGCGGTGGGCATGTCCAAGCGGGGGGACGGCAAGTTCCACCACGTGGGAATCTATACCGGGGCGGACGGTGGTTTGATCGTCCATGCCACCGACGGCGGCAACGTGCTCGCGCAGCCTGTTTCCGCCTTGAGACTTCACGGGTTCGGGCGCATTGAATTTTTTGAACATGGCGCATATTGTTGAAATCTCCAACCCGTTTGACCCGCTTACGGATACTCGCTCTTACGAGGTGGCGGGCGGGGCGTTCACCATTCGCGGTTGGCTTGAGGCCACTTACCCCGGGTTCAGGGAGTTTGACCGTCCCACGCTTTGCTTGGTGAACGGACACGCCAAGAAACGCGAGGACTGGGCCTCCTACGTTATCCAGGCAAACGACGTGGTAAACTTCGTTGTCCTCCCAGGGGTGCAAGTTCTTGTCATTGCCTTTTACGCGCTTCTTGTCGTCTCCGTCGTTTACGCGGTCTACATGCTCGCGACGATGCCCAAGCCGCAAACGCCCGGGCAGTTGCCGGAGGCTGACCCCACGTACGATCTCAAGGGGCAAACCAACCAACTCAAGCTGGGCGTCCCGATTGAAGTCCCTTACGGGCGGTGCCGCTTGTGGCCAACCTACGCCGCGAGGCCTTACAACGTTTTCGCGAGCAACGAACAATTTCAGTTTTCGCTCTTCTGCTTGGGGCAAGGTTCGTATCAGGTCCACGAATACAGGATTGAGGACACCCCGCTTGCCAATTTTGAGGACATTACCTCCGCCCTCTACAACCCCGGGGAACAAGCGGTCCTTTTCCCGGACAACGTTGTCACCTCGGTTGAGGTGGGAGGGATTGAGCTTTTTGGCCCCAATGAGGCGGAGTACTCCGGCTCAAGCGGGCCTTTTAACGCCAACCCTACCGGCACCCTTTGCAACCGGCTAGAGGTTGATGTTTCGCTCCCGTTGGGTCTCTACTACGCCAATGATTCCGGAGGCCTGGACAATCGGACAATCACCGCGCTTTTTGAGTATCGGGAAATCGACAACGCAGGGACCCCCATCGGTAGTTGGGTGACACTCTCCTCGTTTTCAAAAACGATGAAGACGAACACCCCGCAACGCTTCACTGTGGCCTCTGACGTGCCTCAAGGTCGTTACCAGGTCCGAGGCGTCCGCACGAACAACAAGGACACCGGCGCCCGCGCGTCGAACGTCATTCAGTGGGTTTCCCTCCGCGCTTTCCTGCCCTCCACAAAGGATTACGGGGACGTGACCCTCTTCGCCCTCAAGGCTCGCGCGTCCAACAATCTAAACGACCGGGCGAGCGCCCGCGTCAACCTTTACGCCACCCGCAAGCTCCCCACCTACGTGGGTGACGTTTGGACCGCCCCGGTTGCCACGCGGAACCCTGTTTGGGCGTTTTGCGACGTGTTCCGCTCCGCCTATGGTGCCCGCCTCGGGGATGGGTTCTTGGACATGGAAACCCTCGTCCCACTCGCCGCCTACTACGAGGAAAACGAGATTTATTTTGACTTCACTTTTGACCAAAGAATCACGGTTTGGGAGGCGGCAAAGACCATTGCCCGCGCGGGCCGGGCAATCCCAATGCTCGTTGGATCGCGCGTGACCATAATTCGCGAGCAACCCAAGACGCTCCCCACGGCGGTTTTTAACCAAGAGAACATCGTGGCAAACTCCCTCACGTGGGAAATCAAACTCCCGGGCGTGGACGAGTTTGATGGGGTTGAGGTGGAGTACATAGACCCCGATTCGTGGAAAACCGAAACAATCAAATGCCTCGTGGGGGACGATGAAGGGGACCGGTGCGAGACGATTCGTTTGCCAGGTGTGACAAGCCGGACGGTGGCCTATCGGGAGGGCATGTACATTCGTTCCGTGCGCAAGCTCGTCCGCGAAAACGTCAAATTCCGCACCGGATTGGAGGGCCATATTCCTTCTTACGGGGACCTCATTGGCGTTGGTCATGACCTGCCCCGTTGGTCCCAAGGGGGGCTTGTTCTCGCGATTGAAGGGCTCACCGTCACCCTTTCGGAGCCTGTGGCCTTTGGTGTGGGAACGCATGTAATTGCTTTCCGCAACAAGTCAGGTGGCCTTTCCGGTCCGCACACCGTGACCGCCGGGGCGGACGCTTTCCGCGTCACCCTCGCCGCCCCCGTGGATGGGTCCCAATTCTATTTTGACAACATCAACGAACCGCCAATTTTCCTCTTTGGAGCCTCGGCGGAATGGTCCAAATATTGTGTTGTTGTCGGGCTTGAACCGGGGGACGACGAGACGGTAGAAGTCAAGGCGGTTGCTTATAACCCGGACGTGTTCGCCTTTGACGCCGCCACCGCCCCCGCCATTGGGGCAGGTTCAATCCCAAGTGCAGTCCCGGACCTGCCCACCGTGACGGGCCTCCTCGTCTCGGAAGTTGTGGGCACACCCAACCAAGTCCTGGCCAGTTGGAACGCCGCGCTTGGGGCTCAATATTACGTCGTCCAACGGTCCTACAACGGCACCGATTGGGAGCCTGTGGGGACAACGGAAGCCAATTTTCTGCAATTCTCCGTGGCCGTTGGCGGGGTCTACATTCGCGTCTCCGGTGTGAACGTTGGGCAAGGGCCTTGGGCGGTTTGGACCGGTTACGTTGGCGTGCCTTTCATTCCCGTTGGCTCAATCACCGGCCTTGCCCTCGTTGCCCCCTTCACGGATGACGAGTTCTCTGTTGAATGGGACATCGCCACGGAGGCCCTTTCCTACGTCGTCCGCATTTATGTTGACGGTGGGGCAACCTTGGTGCGTTCGGCAATCACTGTTGATCCCCTGTTCACCTATACCAACGCCCAAGCCGTTGCGGACGGGATCGTTGATCGCAACATCCGCGTTTCCGTGGCGGGCAGGAACCTCGCCGCGATTGAGGGCACCCCCTCAACCTTGGACGTTTCCAACCCCATCCCCGCCGCCCTCTCCGGGATCGCTTGGGAGCTTCTTACCGCCGGGCCTACCTCCCGGACCTACCGTGCCACGTGGACGCCTTCCACGGAGCCGGATTTGGCCGGTTATCGCCTTTACGGGTCCGCCACCAATGGCTTTACCCCCGGACCCGCCAATCTGCTTTATGACGGCACGGACGCCCAATTTGACGTGGCCTTGCTCCTCACCGCCGGGGTCCATCCGGACTACTATTTCCGGGTTGCGGCCTATGACGTATGGGGTGCGGAGGCGTTCAACTTCGCCGCGCAACAAACTCTCTCCTTCTCGACTCTCTTGGTGAATGACACCGGGGACTTTCTTGTGAATAACGACGGCGACAAACTGAGGGCGTAACATCATGGCACTTACAACTGGAAGAATTTGCAAAACCGCCGCCGGGGCATCCGCTGGCACCCAACAACTCACGGACGTGACCGCCGGTTCTGCCGTGGCGGACGTGGATGCCTCCCCGCTTCCCGCTAACGGGGCGATTGCCGCACTCACCTTTTCCAATCCCCCCACACAAGCGGAGTGCCAGGCTTTGCGGGACCAATGCGAAAACCTCCGGGACGCCCTCGCGAACGCCAACACCACTATAAACGCCCTCCTTGCCCGGCTCCGCGTTACTGGTGGGCACGCTCTGATTGCCGACTAAGAGGCGGCGTGGTGGAGTTCTTGGAGATTCTTTAGGGTGGCAAGAAATTCGCTCTGCCCCTCGCCCTTGCCCCGTAGGGCCTCCGCGACTGCATCGTCTATGGTGCCAGGCACAAGCAGGCGAAAAATTGTCGTTTCCTCGGTTTGGCCGGTGCGGGCAAGCCGGGCGTTCATTTGGTCGTAAAGCTCCCGGCTCCAAGAAAGCGTAAACCAAACCAGGCGACACCCGCCCGCTTGGAGGTTGAGCCCGTGGCCAATGCTCTTTGGGTGGGCGACAAGGTAAGGAATCTCCCCACGGTTCCACCGCCCCAAGGATGTCTCATTCCATTCCTCCGCCTCCGGGATCGCCTCCAAAATGCGGCGGGTTTCGTGTTGGAAGTTCACCGCCACCAAGAGCGGTTTCCGCCCGTTGTCCTCAAA